AGCAGCTTCCATGTCTTCCGTATCAAAATCAGATCCAAGATCAGGAGTAGATTGTGATTCTTTACTTTGACCTTTGGTTTCTTCTGAATCTCCATCTTGATCAGACTCAGTTTCTTGAAAAGGAATTCCTTCAGAGGACTCACCTATAGAAAAGTCATTGCCAACTTTCCATTCTTCATCCAACTCTCCACCATTTGATGCCATTGAGTCCTTGATCTGTTCTTTCATGTAATCAAACAATTCAATAGAAAGATCTAGAACTTCTTGGAATGTTTCTGTCTTGTTTGCTTTGTTGATAAAATAATTTTCGTTGTCTGAGAAAGGAACATCAACAAAGTTACCAATCTTAGCGTTTAGATTAAGTCTGTCTGGTAGACCCATCTCTTCTACATCATTCTCTTCCAACTCAAAGAAATCTTGACTTGATAGTTCTTTGTATCCGTTGAAAAATGTCTTGACAATACCAGCATACTTACGCTTCATCAACTTCTCAATTCTTACATCCTCAAGAATGTTGACATAAGACATTGGTAGATCTGGATAATCTTTCTTCCAGTTATCTGATGGTGTGTATAGTGCGTGTCCAACCTCATGTCCCACGAGAAGGTCGTATACGGACGCAGAGGCCTTCTCCCACATTGGAAGTGTCAATACTCTACGTTCTACGTCAAACATCGCTGTCTCGACCTTACGGTTCTCTATGATGAGATCTTCAGTTGCAAGTAGTTTTGCAAGTTGACCTTTGACTTCGTAATTAATCTTTGTGAGCATTTGTTTTCTTGTCTATGTCTATATTATAATCCCCCTTGTGCCAATTTCAACCAGTGGTGTGCCACTTTATCAACTGTCCCCTGACCATCTTATAGCTGTATCTAAAGCTTTCTTTGCTGTGTTCTGTAATTTTATAACTCTACTCTCGTATGTAATTGAAAATCCTAATAGATCTCCTTCGGGATCATTTGGCATACCTACAGGTTGCACTAAAAATATCCCTGCGTGGGCAATAGTTCTCCATTCCATATCAATGAAACCAAGTTCCCTTAAGGCACACTCTAATTTTAGAGAGTGACATCCATCTAATAGTAACATACGGTATACCGAACGTCTACTACTATGTAGAATACTTAACCTTTGAGAATCCGTTCATCTTTTCAAACGTAATCATGTTGTCTAGCCTATCTGTCAACTCATCTACCTTGTGAGAGATCATAAAGATATAAGCATCCTTGATGACATACCTGATAATCTTTACAAATTCATCTGTACCATTGCTGTCCAGTGAACTGTCAAATATTTCGTCAAGAATCAATATATTTGTGCTAGATGAGTTCTTCATCTTAGCAATATCTCTCCAAGTAAACAGAATAGCAAGATCAATTCGCATTTTTTCACCCTCAGAGAACGATTCATAACTAAACTTCTCATGTATTGGCGATTTGATACACTCATTGAACTGTTCATCAAGAGTAAAATTGATATAGAAGTCCATCATCTGAAGATACTTGTTGATCTTCTGATTCATGACAGGCAAATACCTCTTCATGATCTTTGCTTTGACTCCAGAGTCTTTCATCATGGAGTTTGCAAAGTCTAGGTACTCTATATTCTCTGTGTGGTTTGCTTTATTCTTCTCTACTGTTGTTAAATCACTTTTGAGACCTCTAAGCGTTGCTCTTTCAGTATTTCGGTTTGCAATTTGTTCGGTAATTTCTTGAACTTCCTGTTCATAATCTCTGATCTGTCGTTGATACTGAGAAATTTTAAAATTGTTTGTTGAAATGTCATTAGTGAGTGTAGTGATCTGCTTGGAGACATCTATAAACCTGGCTTCTTTTTTTTGTTCTTCGTCTATAGACTTGGTAAGGTCTTTATATGCAGAATTAATCTCCTTGACCTTACCTTCAATGTCTTCAATTTTATTTAAGCGAAACTCCTCCTCTATATGCTGCTCACATGTAGGGCATGATACGTTTTCCTTAAAGAATTTATGTTCGGATGTTATATTCTGTATCTTTTGTTCCAGTTTTACTTTGATTGTGTTCTTTTTCTTAAGAACTTTTGAAGCAGATGTCAAAGTTTCAAGTTCTGGTTTATATTTTTCTTCGATTTCATTAGATAAAGATTCATTTTCATTCATCAAAGACGTACTATCCAAGATCAGAGTGTCTATCTTCTTTTTTGTGGTCTCAATCTTCTTTTTACCTGTCTTATCAAGGTCTGCAATGAAGTTTTTCTGCATCGCTATCTTCTCATCTATCATTTCCTTCTTGATAGTGAGCTCTCTAATCTCTGTAGACGCTTTACTTATCTTCTCTCTTAGTATTTTTGCCATACCAGAGAAGATTTTGATGTCTAGAACGTCTTCTACTATGGCTCTACGGTCTGCGTTACCTAATTGCATGAAAGGAACGAAGGTTGCCGCACCTAAAATAGTAGTCTGAGTAAAAGATTTGTAATTTAGTCTTAAAATATTGCTCTCTAAGTGTGCTTGTTGATCATTTTGATTGGCAAATTGATCTTGTTTCTTACCATCAATATAAATCTCGAACAAAGTAGGCTTCATACCTCTTACAATGGTATAAATCTTACCATGAATCTCAAATTCTATCTGAACTTCGCACTCTTTTTCATTCACAGTATTGATTAACTGTGCTTTTTTGATCTTACGGAATGGTTTATTATATAAAACAAATGTCAGAGCATCCAATATCGTGGATTTCCCTGCACCATTCTGTCCGACTATCAAGTTTGTAGGAGATTTTTGAAAACTTACGATGATGAACTGATTACCAGTAGATAAAAAGTTACGCCACCGTATCGTTTTGAATACTATCATAATCTTTTGGCGGAATCACTATGTCGTCAGGTGTGATAATAACGTATTTGTACTTGTGTTTTTTACAGGTCTCGACAGCTAGACTATCATCTATTTCTACAACTGTCAATACAGTAGATTCATTCGCCTCTAGAAGCCCTGCATATCTAGATGCGTCATCTTCTTGCTGAAAGAGATACAAAGCCTTCTGACCGTCATCATTAGTGACGGCATAAGCTCCTTCTCCTTCGTGACCAGCAAGTGATAAGATGAACATTACTCCGATTCGCAAGCTTCTAAGTACACTTCTTTCAGAAGTTTCTTGACTCTTTCTTTTTCTAACTCAAAGTCTGAGTCCTCTATGTACTTATTTAGAAGCGTGAGAGTGTCTTCGATCTTTTCACCATCAAGATCTACTTCTTTGTCGTTGATTTCTGTATTCTCAACAACCTTTAAATCTATTATACCAGATTTTAAAAGTTTTTCAAGGAACTTGTCATATTCTAACTGACTTGATCTAGATCTAATGAATAGCTTAACTATCTTATCTTTGTATAAGTGTGCTTTGAATGTTGCAGAAGGGGTAGAATCATAGTATATCTTCTTGAACATGGTGTAAGGATTCTGTACAAACTCCATCTCTCCTGTCTCTGTATCAAATATATTAAAACCTCTCTTATCTCCACAATCATTCCAATACATTTCGTAAGGATTGCCTAGGTAGAATGTATGTCCATCATTGCTTCTGGTGTGATAGTGTCCTGAGAATACTGTATCAAACTTTTCTATGATACCCTTATCAATACCACCCTGCTGAACCATGCCTGGATATAATTCAAACCCAGTAAGTTCAAGATGACCAAAAGCAATCTTAGCATCTGACTCATCTATTGCTGCACATGTTTCTTTATAGTTGTCATCACATATCCATGGCAGCATCATCGCTCTGAAGTCACCAATATCATATGTGCCTGGTTTGGATATAGGAATTATATTATCATAATGTTCTAAAAGTAAATCAATAGAGTTGATCTCATTTGTATTCCTGTAGTAGACATCATGATTACCTACAAGTTGCCAAACTGCGACCCCCAAATTTTTGAACTTATCATATACATTATCCTTTGCCCAATCAAGTGACCAGTAATCTATATTCTTTCTGTTGTCAAAGGCATCTCCCATATGGATACAGTGTTTGATACCTCTCTTTTCTAGTTCTGGAAAGAATATATCATCATAAAATTTTTGAAAAAAGTCATGGAATACCTTACTACCCCTTCTACCTCCGAAGTGAGTATCAGTTATTATAGCTATCTTCATTGTTGTTGTTGCTCCGCTTGTTCTTTTAAATATTCTTCTCTACTGCATTTAGTAAACTCACCCTTCTCGTAATCAAAGTATGGGTGTGGTTGAGCAGATACCACTGGGTCTTTTGTCTTGTTCTTGATAACAATAAATCTATCAGCAGCAAATGTCCCTGCTAGATTTACCTCAATCTCATCACTATCTTGCCAATTAATACTACCATCTTTCTTGGTATGATTCATCGCTTCTTGAATCTTATCGATCACATCTTGAGTTAGCTTCATTGATTCATCTTTGTTTGAACTGCTTCTTTTATAGAATTGTAGTCACTAGAATTACCGTAAGTGTCGTCAACGTGCATAACCTCATCATACCCCGACTTCTCAATGATCTTCTCACGGATTTCCATTTGTTTTTTCTCTTTCTGTATACGTCTGAGGAAAGCATAGTGTATGATTTGAGTGAAGTAAGCAAAAGGATTCGTAGATTTCTCTGGATTGAAGTTATGTATGTATTGAACACAGTTCTCGATGCCATCAGATATCATGTCCTCCCTAAACATGTAGTTTACAAAGTTTGGTTTGTATGATAAATGAGTCGCGATTTTTACAAAGCACTCTCCAAGGTAGTTTGTGATGCGTGGTTTGGGATCACCTTTCTCCTCTGCCTCCTTTACGTCAGACTTATACTGTACAATGGCATACAGGAATTCTTTATTGTTTACATAATGTTCAGATCTCTTTCGAGTCTTACCTTTTGCGGGCATTATACTCTCCTCTGTTATGGTTATAGTCTAACATAAAGTTGGGGACTTGACAAGTCTTGTAAATTGATGTACAATAACTCTGTCAGAGTTCAAAGGGAAGTTATGTAGCTTCGCCTTTCTTATAAAGCTTCTCCAAAGTTTTCCTTGCGTCCTCGACTGAAATTACATATCCCATCTTCTTTGTGACCTTTATCTTCTCCGATGGTTGGCCATTGTTGAAGTTTGAAAAGATAAATTTTTGATAATACCTTACTACCTCTGAACCTTCTTGAGCCTCGACAACAGTAATTACTTTGTCCATAGGAATAATGATGATACCCTCATGTGGCATGCTTCTCAACCACGGCATCATCCTGAGACCCTCATGAGATCCATTCATACTCACTGTCTCTATCTCTACAGGATCGCTGATAATCAAAACCGTGCGACCATTTTCTTCAGACGGCATGACCTCACCGAAGATCTCCTCTCCTGATACTAGTTTTACGGATGCGTAGAAATCTTCTTCCATCTATTTCCCTATGATTGTGTTATTCATAACTAGGTAGTCTATATTCATATTTAGGAAAGCATCAATAGCATCTTGTGGGGTTTCTACTATTGGTTTACCACTATCATTGAAAGAGGTATTCAATAATACAGGAACTCCACTGATCTTATAATACTCTTCAAGTAGTAGAGATAAAGAACCGCCATCTACTGTCTGTATTCTACATGTATTATCTACATGTGTAATGGCTGGTATCTTATCTCTCTTATCTTCTTTAACTGTCTGAGAATACAACATGTATGGACTGTCAATGTTCTCTTCAAAATAATCTTTTAGATGGTCCTTAAGTATGACCCCAGCAAAGGGTCTCCACTCTTCTCTGTGTTTAACCTTCTCGTTTAAAATATCCTTATTCTCTTTATATTTAGGAGACATCAAAATAGATCTGTTACCCAATGCACGAGGCCCAAATTCTGATCGACCTCGATACCAAGCAACAATCTTTCCATCTTCTAGGTACTGTGCAATTTTCTTTAGATCAAACTCCTCTTCTTTAACATTACTCCAAGATCCACCCACTCCACCATCCATATTTGCAAAGACTTCATTAGTTGGAAGATCTCTAGGTGTAAGGTATCTTCTACCTAGAAATGCTAGATCAGAGGGAACTTGAACTTCATTCCATAGTGATGAACCAAAAGCAGCAGCTCCATATGACAAACCACAATCACTTACAAAAGGTGTGATGTGAAACTTTCTACCCTTAAACTTCTGTACTATCTTTGTATTCACATTGATGTTAAGAAAAGTACCGCCAGTCAAGCAAACAACAGGCTCCAAATAATCTTCATTAAATCTTTCGATTAGTTCTATTAGGGATTCCTCAAAATTGTATTGTAATAATTGAGCTTTCTCTTCTGGAGTCAGTGGATAAGGATCTGGATCTCTCATACTAAACTCACACTGAGGAAAGTATTGTCCAAATTCATATAGTTTTGTATTATGTTTTCTAGATCCATACGCAGCAAGACCCATGATCTTACCACTCATGGCACAGTGGTGTAGTGGATCATTGTATTCTATTTTCTTCTTAGTCTTCTTACAATAGATGTAGTGTGCCCATGTTTGGTGTAGTAATCCCCATTGAGCATTGAAAGGAATGTATCTAAACACTCCCTTTCTCTTATTAAAATACACTAGAGATCCTGTCTCTAACCCAAGAGATACTTGATTAGTCCAGTTGTGACACCCTCCTCCATCAATTACAATACAAACACCCTCGTTTGCTGGTTGAGTAAAGATAGAAGAATAAGCATGTGCTTGATGATGAGAGATATATCCTACATCTGCATTTGGAAAGACCTCTTGTAAAAACTTATTAGGTTTAC